ATCTATCTACACTCATGACCACAGCTAAGGCTAACAACATGGACAGTGCAGTTGACTTCCTTAAGGATCTCAAACGTCTGTCAGCTATCTCAAGCTACCTTGCAGCATTCGTTGAGGGTATATCCGTATACACAAAGAAGGATGGGTTCCTTCACGTAGGCCTGACCCAGCACATCACTAGCACAGGCAGGTTCTCTGGACGTAACCCTAACATGCAGAACATGCCACGAGGCGGTACGTTCCCAGTAAAGAAGGTGTTCATATCTAGATGGGAGGGTGGGCACATCATGGAGGCTGACTTTGCTCAACTTGAATTTCGTGTTGCAGCATTCCTATCTCAGGATGCATTGGCTATTGCAGAGATTGCATCAGGCTTTGATGTACACAGCTACACAGCTAAGGTTATCAGTGATGCAGGGCAGGCAACAACTAGACAGGAAGCTAAGGAGCACACCTTCGCTCCCCTGTTCGGCGCTACAGGTTATGGCCGTACACCCTCAGAGGCAGCGTACTATCATCACTTCATAGAGAAGTATGAGGGCATTGCAGCGTGGCATAAGAGGCTAGGCAATGAGGCTATACGGTATCAGAAGATTACTAACGTGGGTGGTAGGCAGTATGCTTTCCCCAATACAGAGAGGAGGCCCAATGGGTTACCCACAAACTTTACTATGATAAAAAACTATCCAGTTCAGGGGTTTGCAACAGGAGATGTAGTACCTGTTGTGTTGGTGGAGTTAGAGAGTAGGCTAATGCCTATGCGTTCTACTCTGGTCAACAGTGTTCATGACTCAATGGTCATAGACATACACCCCTACGAGAGAGATCAGGTGATAGAGATCATCAACTCTATGAACATGGATCTAAACCAAATCATCTATGACTACTACAAAGTTAAGATGAATGTACCTCTATTATTAGAGGCAAAGATTGGCCCTAATTGGCTTGACACACATGACGTATGAGGTTATAACTAGCCTCTCTTAACCAATATCATATATAAAGGATTATAAATATGAGCACAGATATAGCACTTTCCGTAGATGGCATGTCACTTTCAGAGGCAATGGGTATCAGTACTGGTGGTGGTGGCGCATCGTCACAGTCAACCTTGGCACGAGTAAACCAAGTACACTCTGCCTTAACTGTAACTGATAGTGAAGGGGATGACATCATCAAGGTTCCAGTAGGAGCTTACAAGGTAACGTTACCTGATGGAGAAGTTGTGTTTAGTAAGACACTATCCACACGTATCTTCTCACAGCGCCACCAGTGGCAACGATGGGACTCAGATACTAAGACTATGCATAAGACATTACTAGCATCTAACCTTAATGCAGACCTAAAGGATACTACAGGTAAGTTTAACCTTGGCCGACCATCAGGGTACATCAAAGACTTTCAGTCACTACCTGAGGAGATGAAGACAATCATCCGTGGCGTTAAGCGTGTGCGTGTACTGCTTGGTGTACTCACCTTGGATAAGCCTACTGATGACATGGGCAATGCTATCTCAGGACTTGAGGCAGAGATACCATTCGTAATGGATGTGAAGAATACTGAGTCAATGAAAGCTATTGATGCATCTATCAATCAGATCGTCAACAAGAAGCTTACACCTGTTGAGCATACCCTTAAGTTAGGTAGTGCTAAGCGTGACCTACCTTCTGGTGGTAAGTATGCTATCATTGTGCCTGCACTAGGTGAGCAGGTAGCCTACGGTGTAGGAGACAGTCAGATACTTCAAGACTTCATTGATTGGATTGGTGGTACTAACAGGTGGATTGATGGTAAGCACAACGAGGCGGCAACTGGTAGCCTCTCAGCGGCTGATGCAAAGATCGTTGGCTCTATTGTTGAAGTACGAGAGTTCGACATATGATCCACCCTGCTGAACTATCAGTACACGCATACTTGAGGTCAGCTATTAACGGCACAGCAAGTATGAGTGATGAGATAATACAAGGAGTAGCCACTGATGTGGCTGCTGCTCTCAACAAGCAGTTCAATGGTGGCCCACGGGATGAGTTTCGTTTACGTATGTCTAACATTGGGCGGCCTAGATGCCAGCTGTGGTTCTCTAAGAACAACCCAGACACTGACGTTCAGAAGCCTACATCATTCATGCTGAACATGTTGATGGGTGATTGGACTGAGGCTATGTTCAAAGGGGTACTACGTGCAGCTGGCGTTGACTTTGGTGACAACGATAAGGTTACCCTAAAGGTAGGTGATGCGTCTATCAATGGCGAGTATGACATGGTGTTGGATGGTAAGGTAGACGATGTTAAATCTACTACACCCTACGGTTACGACAACAAGTTTGCCAGCTATGATTCGTTAGCCTATGCAGATGACTTTGGCTATGTATCCCAGCTTATAGGCTACGCTGTAGCTGCTAACAAAGACGTTGGTGGGTGGTGGGTGATTAACAAAGTGAATGGGCAGTTCAAATATGTAACTGCTGAGACAGCTAACGTAGATGAGGTGATGGAGTCTATCAAAGCTACAGTTGATTACATCAATAACGATGAACCCTTTGAGCGTTGCTTTAAGCCTGAGCCAGAAACGTTTAGGAAGAAAGCAAGTGGCAACATGAAGCTGTGTAAGACATGCTCATGGTGTGACCATAAGAAGAAGTGTTGGCCTGAGTTGCAGGAGCTACCATCTAAGGTATACTCTGGGTCAAAGCTACCACCGTTAATAGAATATACTTACGTAGAAGGATAAGCTGACATGACTAAGGTTACACTAGACGATATTGAATATGACACAGAGAACTTCACAGAGGAGCAGACTGAGTTGCTTAAGGAGATTCAGATCAATGGCAGTGCCAAAGGAAATATAAACTATCAGCTGTATTGTGTAAAGGCACAGGGTGATAGGCTAGTAATAGAACTAAAGCATTCTCTAGCAAAAGCTAACGCCAATGGCGCGAACTAAACGGTATCACGCTAAAGGCAAGTACAGGAGTGGTCTTGAAAAAGATACTTCCCTTGTACTTGCTAAGTGTCAGAAGGCTGTTCGCTATGAGCAGCTGAAGATAGAGTGGGAAGACTTGCACTACCGCACTTACACCCCTGACTTCCAGTTAGACAATGGTATACTAATTGAGACTAAGGGATTATTTGATTCTGCAGATAGAAATAAACATTTGGAAGTACGTAAGCAACACCCAGAGCTAGACATCAGGCTTGTATTTAGCAACTCTAAGGCTAAGCTTTACAAGGGTGCTAAGTCTACATACTCAAATTGGTGTGACAAGCAAGGGTTCCTGTGGGCGCACAGGGTTATACCTGAGGGGTGGCTTAAAGAAACAGGGGATGTTATAGGTTTAGTTCGTATACCCCTTAAGTACGAGAGGATAAAACGATGACCTATGAGTTAGCAGATGATGAAATTGCTTTTATTATAAGGCCAACAAACCTTAGTAATAATATTTCTGAATGGGATGGCAGCATAGGTACAGGGGTAGCAGTAGGTGATAACTTCTCTCACCCCCAAGAGATTCTTAAAGACTTACTTTATGTAGCCACCTTATGCAGTGCCTTCTTAGATTTAATGGAGATTGATGAGGATATATTTGATAGGGTTGCCGACCATAGATACAAGCTAATGATGATAGAACTTAATAAGCGTAGCAAGGAAGATAGCTCTTTACAAGAGACTAAAGGTGAGGTAATAAACTTCAACGCTTATACAAAAACAAAGGGTGAAGCATGACTAATTTTGATCCAGTTGAACGCCCTGCCCACTACAATATGGGTGGCGTAGAATGTATTGATTACATCAAGCAAGTAGTAGGCTTGGATGGTTTCATTGCTTACTGTCACGGCAACATGATTAAGTATCAGCATCGTTACCGTTACAAGCAGAAGCCTGCAGAAGATATGCTCAAAGCTGCATGGTACTTAGGTAAAATGAATGAAGCTCTAGCGGAGAAGCACCGATGAAGGTAAGGTCTTTTAGCGTCACGTTCTTAATCAACATTGATGAGAATAATAATATACTAGGATCATATGAAGATGCACACACTGATGACGTTAGTGATCTTGTAGTGGATACATTCTATGATATAGACGATGTTACCGTACAAAATATCTTAGTAAAGGAAAGAGATAAATGATTACTAAAGAAGACATAGATTCTCTTAGGTACAAGACAGACATAGAAGAATACAATGATAGGTATAAAGAAGATGGTTCACTATTAAATGATCTAGCAGCATACAGCCAATGGGCAGAAGGTTTAGTACTAACTAAAGGAGACACTAGGTTATTAGAGAACATACTAGGCCTAGTGGGTGAGGCAGGTGAAGTAGCTGAGAAATTAAAAAAGAGTTTAAGGGATGGTAACAAGTTAGATATTGCTGGACTAAAGTTAGAGTTGGGTGATGTCTTGTATTACATAGCAGTAACTGCTAATCATATAGGAAGTGACTTACAAGAGATAGCTGAAATCAATATGGAAAAACTAAACAGCCGCAAAGAACGTGGTGTATTACAGGGATCAGGTGACAACCGATGAATAACTATCTACCAACAGACTACCAATCATTCATACACAAGTCACGCTATGCACGTTGGCTGGACAAAGAGGGAAGGCGTGAGACTTGGGGCGAGACAGTATCAAGATACATGGAGCATATCGTATTACCTAACGCAGGTAGTAGCTCATACATCAGAGAGATTGAGCAAGCTATCCTATCATTGGATGTTATGCCCAGTATGAGAGCCTTGATGACAGCTGGGCCAGCTATGGCACGAGACAATACAGCTGGGTACAACTGTTCATACTTACCAGTAGATGACATGAAAGCTTTTGATGAGGCTATGTTTATCTTGCTATGTGGTACAGGTGTTGGGTTCTCAGTGGAACGTCAATCAGTAAGTAAGCTTCCAGAGATACCTGAGTTGTTTGATAGTGAGACATCTATTGTTGTTAAGGATAGCAAAGAAGGATGGGCTAAGTCCCTACGTCAATTGATTGCACTCCTGTACAGCGGTGAGATTCCTAAGTGGGATGTCTCTCGTGTTCGACCTTCTGGTGCCAAGCTTAAGACCTTTGGTGGACGTGCATCAGGCCCAGCGCCTCTTGTTGACCTATTTAATTTTACTATCCGTACCTTCAAGGATGCACAAGGACGCAGGCTATCATCCCTTGAGTGTCACGACATCATGTGTAAGATTGGTGAAGTAGTAGTGGTCGGCGGTGTTCGTCGTAGTGCTATGATATCCTTGAGTAATCTATCAGATGATCGTATGCGTCACGCTAAGTCAGGTGCATGGTGGGAGAACAATCCACAACGTGCTTTAGCTAACAACTCTGTGGCCTTTACAGAGAAGCCCGATAGCTTATCATTCATGCGTGAGTGGATGGCATTGGTTGAGTCAGGCTCAGGTGAGCGTGGTATCTTCAACCGTCAGGCATCTAAGGTACAGGCTGCTAAGAATGGACGCCGTGATGCAACGTATGAGTTCGGAACTAATCCATGTTCGGAGATAATTTTAAGGCCGATGCAGTTTTGTAATTTAACAGAGGTAGTTGTACGTGCAACGGACAGCATTGGTGACCTAGAGAAGAAGGTTCGTATGGCTACCATCCTTGGTACTATCCAATCATCGTTCACTAAGTTCCCCTACCTACGTAAGATATGGCAGAAGAACACAGAGGAGGAACGCTTACTAGGGGTATCTATGACAGGCATCATGGATAATAGTAAGATGACAACAAAGAATGCTGGCTTGGAGAAAACACTTGAGCACCTTAAATCTATCGCCGTTATTACTAACGCTGAGTGGGCTGAACGCCTTGGCATCCCTGTCGCTACTGCTATCAGCTGTGTTAAACCTTCGGGCACAGTATCACAACTGGTTAATTCAAGT